GTTTAACACAGACGGTACAATGAGTTGTGAAATACGCAAATGGCGAGGACCAGGCCATTTCCGTATATGCAGTTCTAACAGCTATCATCGAATTGAATTAAAAGAAGGGGTAACTGCTTGGACCCTATTCATGCCAGGTCCGCACAAACGTGAATGGGGATTTTTAGTCAACAACAAATGGATACAACACGAACAATATCTCAAGGATAGAAATGAACAAACTCAAAATCAACCAGCATGAAGTAAACGGGTTAGTTGGCAAAATCTGTAGAGAACTTGCTACAGGAACGTGGAGACCCGATTATATCGTAGGTATTACTCGAGGTGGATTGATTCCTGCTGTTATGATCAGTCAATATTTTAATATTCCGTTACATACTCTTAATGTAAGTCTACGTGACAGCGAGATTGGTCCGGAGAGTAATTTGTGGATGGCTGAAGATGCCCTAGGACCTTTGTCCAAGGATCGTGCAGTTGATAGCGATACTGCTTTTAAAAACATTTTAATTGTAGATGATATCAACGATCAAGGAACCACACTTAACTGGATCATGAAAGATTGGCCAAGTGGTTGCTTTTCAGATGATCCAGCCTGGGATGAAGTGTGGAATAACAACGTTAAATTCGCTGTATTGGTAGATAATCTCGCTAGCAAGTGTGTTGTTAAGATGGATTTCGTTGGCATGGAGGTCAACAAGGCAGAAAATGATGTATGGATTGATTTTCCTTGGGAAGATTGGTGGACAAAATGATTGATTCTAAAATCAAAGTGCATTGTACTGATAATGGCAAAGATTTTGACATGCACGTATTAGGTTACAAGCCCAAAGCATTTTTAGAAGTTGCATTTCAAACAATTAAACTGCGGTTAGCCTATGCAGAACGCACACGAGCATTTGTAGGTAGTCTAGGCGGACGTGAGTTTGTTATTCGCGAAGATGATCTTCCCAAAGAAAAACAGGAATATAAACGATGAACCTACATTATTCATTAGACGATGCACGTGATGCAGGCGATGCGCCTTGGAACGATGTTGTACAAGATGATTTTCATGTTGCTATTTTTAAAGACAAGTATCCTGTAACAGAAGGACACTTGTTGTTTGTGCCTAAATATTCAGCTGTGGGGGTTATTGAAGATTGTTTTGCTGATGCACTTAGACTTGGCCAAGAAAAAGTCAACAGTGGTGAATGGGATGGATTTAATATTGGAATGAATTGGGGGGAGGCCGCTGGACAGACTGTGCCTTATCCACATGTTCATTTGATTCCTCGACGCAAGGGCGACATGGAAGACCCCACAGGCGGTGTTCGCCACGTGATACCAGAACAAGGTAACTACAGAAAATGGTAACTGTGCATGTACCGTGGAGTCCCAAGGCAAGTAGTATTTCTATTTGGGATGAAATTACCATATCGATCATAGAACGATTTGGACTACCGGGCGACAAGTACACCACAGAGTTAACAGACAGCTACATGAACTTTCTGTTTAAAGATGAACGCGAAGGACTTGTGTGTCAACTGTTGGTCAGCGACTACATATGAAAAATATCTTGATAGTCATCGCAGCGTTTATCGCTGTATTTTTGATTGTTATCGGCAATTGGGAATTTCCGTCTGGTAGATACTATAATTGTAGAGACCTAGACTTTCATCCAGATATTCCTCCTCAGGTCAGAGTAGAATGCAGGAAAATGATCAAAGAAAAACTAGACGAGGAACGTAAAAGAAATTCCGACACCTCGGGATATATAACATGAATTCGTGGACACTAACTGTTGAAGAAGGTGGCATACTGTCGTTGCCGCAGGATTTACTCGATGCTGCAGATTGGAAAGAGGGCGATTGTTTAAATTGGATTGATAACAACGACGGCACTTGGAGTCTTGTCAAAGAGGACTTGACAAATTTCATACATAAAGGTATAATAAACAATGAGCAAAATTAAAATCGCAGAGCTGTTTTACAGCATACAAGGTGAAGGACGCTATATGGGTGTTCCTTCTGTGTTCTTGCGCACATTCGGCTGCAACTTCAAATGTGCAGGGTTTGGTATGAACAAAGGTGAACTAAGTTATGAAGCCACTGACATAGCAGCCACACACGCAATGATTAAACCATTTCAAACATACGGCGAACTTCCGCTGGTAAGTACAGGCTGTGATAGTTATGCATCATGGATGCCAGAGTTTAAAGATCTCAGTCCAATGCTTACTACAGATGCAATAGCAGAACGCATCATGGAAATCTTACCTTACAAACGTTGGGAAGATGAACATCTTGTGATCACTGGCGGAGAACCGTTGTTAGGTTGGCAACGTGCTTATCCAGATCTATTGAATCATCTAAGTATGACAGGTCTTAAAGAAATCACTTTTGAAACCAACGGTACTCAAAAACTTACTCCTGAATTTAAAATATTCTTGCAACAGTGGGCGCAGAATCCCCCTTTTGCAAGTAGAGAAATTACGTTTTCAGTTAGTGCCAAGCTCAGCTGTTCAGGTGAGGAACGACACGAAGCGATAAAGCCAGATGTTGTGTGTGAATATCAAGAAGTTGGTAATACCTATCTTAAATTTGTAATAGCCACAGAAGAAGATGCCGAAGAAGCTTTAGAAACTCTGGACATATATCGAGCAGAAGGATTCACTGGGCATTGCTATCTTATGCCTGTGGGTGGAGTTGAAAGCGTATACACACTAAATAACCGTCGTGTAGCAGAATTAGCAATGAAACACGGACTTAGGTACAGTGATAGACTACAGGTACCGTTGTTTAAGAATGAGTGGGGAACATAATGAATAAATGGATTGAAAAATTATTTGGTATTGACAAGATCAGAGCAGAAGCAGAACGATCTATAAGTATCGCAGCCGAAGCTTCCGAAACAGCCAAAGCAGCCACAGAAGCTGCTGAACGTGCCACAGAAGCAGAAGCGCAGGCCAAACTATCACCAAAAGAACGTGCAACACGCAAAAAAGAACCGTGGGTAGGTGTACTCGAAACTCATGTTAATAAAGATAATGTGCGTAATGGCTTTTTTGAGCTTGACTGGAACGACCTTTTTGTGTTAAAATTAAAGCAAGAGGGATACGGTGAAGACGGAGACAAAGACGAAGAAATCATAGATCGTTGGTTCCGTGAACTGTGTGCCAATGTAGTAGTTGATGGTGATTTTGGCGGCCCTGTAAACACAGGCTTAATTGATATTAAAACAGTGAAAAAAGATAATCTATGAATTATATCTTAGTTGATACAGCAAACACATTCTTTCGTGCTCGTCACGTTATCAACGGTGACGCTGATATCAAACTAGGAATGGCATTCCACATTACATTAAACAGTATTCGCAAAGCATGGCAGCAGTTCGAAGGTAGCCATGTTATTTTCTGTTTAGAAGGTAGATCGTGGCGCAAGGACTACTATGCTCCTTACAAGCGCAATCGTTCAGATGCTCGTGCAGCTCACACAGAAAAAGAACAAGATGAAGAAAAAATCTTCTGGGAAGCATTTGACACATTCAAAGACTTTATCGCAGAAAAGACCAACTGTACTGTGCTACAAAATCCGCAGTTAGAAGCAGATGATTTAATTGCTGGTTGGATACAGACACATCCAAATGACAAACATGTGATCATTAGCACAGACACAGACTTTGTTCAATTGATTGCACCCAATGTCACGCAGTACAACGGTGTCATGGAACATGTTATCACACACGAAGGAATTTTTGATGACAAAGGCAAGCCAGTCATTGACAAAAAAACACAAGAGCCCAAGCCAGCCCCTAATCCAGAATGGCTGTTGTTCGAAAAATGCATGCGTGGTGATACCAGTGATAATGTCTTCTCAGCGTATCCAGGTGTGCGTACTAAAGGCACAAGCAAAAAAGTGGGTCTTACTGAAGCGTTCGAAGATCGTAACAGCAAAGGATATGCGTGGAACAATCTCATGTTACAGAGATGGTCTGACCACAATGGGCAAGAACATCGTGTGCTAGAAGATTATGAACGCAATCGTCGACTGATTGATCTGAGCCATCAGCCTGACGACATCAAAGAGATAATTGTAAATACCATTACCACTGCTACCGCTGAACAAAAGAACGTGAGTCAAGTTGGTATAAGATTAATCAAGTTCTGTAATCTATGGGATTTGAAAAAGATTGCTGACCAGGCACAGAGCTATGCAGAACCACTCAATGCGAGATACACCAATGAAATTCAAACTTTGTCAGTATGAAGACACCTGTGAAATTAAAACAGACACATGTTGGGAGAAAACTATGACAGATATACACGCTAAACCAATTATTGCAAATAAATTTTGGATTGTAGAAGAGAACGGTGAGAAGGTTGCTACTCTAAGAAAAGACGATGACAATAGATTTTTCATGAGCAGCGAGTCGGGTGTGACAATTTATGAAACCAAAGACAGCCTCACTCGGCAGTTTGGTAAAAAGTTTTTCACTGTAAAGATTGTCAAAGAAGCAGATACAGCACTACCTAATGAAGTTCATGGTTATGCTACCAGTACCGAACCGCACAACGCCATGTTTGACATTAGAAAAAAATTACCTCTATTTACAAAAAGCAGTGATTCAAAAAGTCTTTATTGTGCAGGATACTACTGTATCAAATTTGACAAGGGTTGGGTAAAGAGTTTTTGTCCAAAGAAGATCA